GTTTCTCGGTGATAGATAGGGTCATTATTTAGTCCTCATTTTCTACTGTTACATCTGCCATATCTGAAAGCCATCCCGCGTCTTGCTCGGCAATATAAAGGCGTGCCTTTTCGCGTGCCTCTTCCTGTGACTCTGCTTCTATGTTTGTGCCGTATTCAATAGATACTGTCACAATATATTCTTTCATTTGCTCATTTCCTTTCCGTTGCGTGTTATCTGTCCGATACTGTGTATGTAAAGACTTTCCTGCGGGGATAAGTCCATAAGTTCGTTCCAATCCCACTCTGCTGGGTCTGTTTCGCTAGTAATCTCAAAGGTTACCAAGTAGGTCTCGTTCATTTAGTTACTCCCTCCTGTTTTGTATAGCCAATCAAAGTCCACCCCATTGGTGAGGCGGTCAATCTCGCGGTTTGCGTGGATAAATCGGGCAAGGTTCTCTACTGCCTCATCCTGCTGTTCTTTGTCCTGTAATTGTTCATAGAATAGTTTCTCGCATAGCGCAGCCTTCGCACGCCAATAGGCTAGACGTCCCTCACTCATTTGTCGGACTCCCTTCACTTTCTTGTAAGTAATCTAGGCACTCAGAACAACCGCAAGAAACAACGTCAAAATCTGAGTAAGTTTCTCCTGCTCCTAGTGCTATCCACTCCTCTTTTGTTAGCCAATAGAACACTTCCTCGTCCTGCGGGTGTTCTGCTAGGTCTTTGCCTTCCCAATCGTCAGGAATAAGCGCAAAAGTTTTGAGGCTTGTTTCTTTGTTGTTGTGCCACTCAATAAGCATTTGGCAAGTGTTTAGTTCGCTCATTTAATAACTCCCGTCCTTCATAGATACCCACCCGCAAGCCTCGCATTTCACTTTGCCTTCTGCGGTTTGGCTGTCGCCTGTCATTATTCGGGCACACACCCAACATTTTCCGTAACTCATAGTTCCGCCCCGTTCTGGTCTAGATAGAAAGTTTCCGCGTGGTTTAGGTCATCATCTACCCATTCAGCAAACCTTTCTATGATTGCCTCAACTGTTATGTCTTCGGGTTTTAGGTCAGGGCTTTCTTCTAGCATTTCCTCAACCATTATGTCCACGTTTATAGTCATTTGACGAATTGCGGTAATTTTTGTAGGTAGTTTTTCCATTATGCGTTCGCCTCCTCTAGTTCTTCCGCCTTCTCGCTTGCGTATTCTAAAATCGCATAGGCGAGGCGGTACATAGCAGAGAACAGGTATTTAGAATTAAGGTCTGTGAGGCTTTGGAAACCTTCACTTCCCCCCGCCCACTCTTCCACTTCGCTATCTAATTCAGGATATGCCCAAAGGCTAAGAGATTGAACGCGTTTGTTGATGTTGTTGTAATAATCTTCCACCTCACTATCTGCTAAGTGAATTGAAATATCGGTGGCGGTGTCGGTGTAATCCTCGTCGTCACTAATCCAATCACTAGCGCGTTGAGCCATATCTAAAATCTCACCGACCCAATCACTTCCCGCGACATAATCGGGAAACTTCTCCCATAGGTCGCCCATTGTGCCGTTTGTCATTGTTTCCTGCGTGATACCGCTTAAAGCGGTTTTGATTGCTTTGCCGTTCATCTTTACCCCTTCCAAGAGGTGTTAAGAGTTGCCATTGTTAGCCACTCACCACCGCCCACCCGCGAGGGTGAGCGATAAAAAGAGTCTAGCCGTTTGGGAAATCACAAGCAAGGAGGCTATCAAAACACCACTTACCCGCGCCCATATAGTTCACGTGGTCGGCAAGGTAAAACAAGCCGACAAGCCCCGCCACGATTAGCAGGGCTAGGGCGTAACGCCCGCGCCTCGTGAGTTTCACGCGCTCACCTCCTCAATAATTAAAGCCTCATTGTCGTATTTTTCACAAAAGGCGCGAGCCTCTTGCGCGGTGGGAAATGTTCCCGCGCTACGCATTTGGATTTGTTCGCCGTAGCCGTAGTATCCAACCGCGTACTCTTTCCCGTACTTAAAAATAAAGTAGTAAAGATGTGCGCGTGCTGTTCCGCTTTTACTTTTTTGGAATTCCATTTGGCTAGTGCTTGCGCTGTTCCATTTCATTAGTTCACCCCGCAAGCCTTGAGAAATGTTTCGCGATTAAATCGGGCATTGTCGCCTTGTAGGGCGTCGGCTAGATTATCGGCTACAACTGTGAGGCTTACAGTATCCTCAGAAGGTGAGCAATCAAAATCCGCGTAAAGGTCTGAAAGCACCTTTGCGATTAGTTCGTAATCTTTCTTTGTCATCTTGTCCTACTTTCCGTCTACTGCCTTTGGGTAGTTCCTCGGGCTAGTAAGAGAATAAAACCACGCTTGAACCACGCTTGTCAAGGGGTTTTGATGTAATTTAGATAACAATTTGATAACGATTTAGCCTCTGATTTCTGCCACTAGGCGGTCAATCAAGTCCTCAAAATAGGCAATCTCAACGGGTGAGAGTTCTAGGTTCTTATCCATTTCTTTCCTCCTTTCATTTCATTAGACGGATTGGAGGCTTGATTGGTTCCAAGTAATCGGAGGCAAAGGGGAGGCAAAGGGCGGATTGAGGCTTATCCATAGTCCCTTGCCATTCATTTAATAACGCCCAAGTTCGCCCGTATAACAATCAACAAAGCCAATATATGGACAAACTACGGGCAAGTTTGGGCAGGGTTTGGTCTAGTTTCTTTGGGTACTTGGAAAGATAATCTTGGCAGGGTAAATATCTATTTGGACACTTCTAGGGTCTAAAGTCTAAAGGCGAACCCGAGGGTTTTTAACTTTGAGCGTGTACCTGGCCCACTATCCACTAAAATATTTTTTCTAAATCGGGCGCCCCTAAGCCAATAATTGTCCCAAATAGTGAGATTATCTAAAAAAACTTTTACACCATAAGCAGTATAAAATACTGACTATATACAATGTGACGTAACTCACAGGATAAAAAGCGGGATAAAACGACTTATCCCACCCTTATATATAGTGAGGGATAAAATATCCCGAACGGCTCACGGCAGAGTGAGCCTAAAGCGAACGAATGCCAATGAGACGTTCGGTAGGATTAACGAAGCAAGCCTTTGAGGGCTTGCGAAGTTAACGGGTTAGGGAAGCCGTAAGCACAGAAGGCTTCCCATTAGAGAAACTAAATTTGGCGCTAAAGGCGCCCCCATACCATAACCCAGTTGCGCCCCTAGGGGGCCGCACCTTCCATAAAGGATTACCATTGAGCGAAAAGAGTAACACCTACAAGTTAGCACCAGGTGCTGTACTCTCCGCGCCAGATGCCAAGAAGCGCCTCGTCGCGCTAATTGAGGATGGCCTGACTGTAGAGGACGCTTGTCGCGCCGTTGGTAAGTCAGTCAAGTCTTATGAGTACTACAGGGCTAGCGACCCACAATTCAAAGAAACTATTGACCTCGCCCGTGTTATTAAGAAACGAGCAGGTAAGGTATCCGACGAAGATGCTAATATCTCTTTTGAAGACTTTCGGGCCAAGTACCTAAATAGCCAGACCTTCCCACACCAGAGAAACATCATCTCTTTGCTAGAAGATGGTGAGCCTGCTTGGCTCCACCCTAATATGATTTATGAGCCTGGTTTTAAGAACTACGTGCTCTGCAATATGCCTCCAGAGCACGCGAAATCTATGACGGTAAGTATTGATTTTGTGACCTATCTAATCGTCACAAACCCAAACGTCAGAATCAAACTAGTTTCCAAGACTGCCACGATGGCAAAGGAATTCCTCTATGCCGTTAAGCAAAGGCTTACCTCGCCCCAGTGGGCAGAACTTCAAAGACGCTACGCACCTGTTGAGGGCTACAAAGCAACTTCTGAAAAGTGGACCCAAGACGCAATCTACATTGAACGCGACTCAGGTGAAAAAGACCCTACCCTCCAGGCTTTGGGTATTGGTGGTCAGATTTACGGTGCACGTGCCGATTACATTATTTTAGATGACTGCGTTACTCTGGCTAACGCTAACGAGTACGAAAAGCAAATCCGCTGGATTCAGCAAGAAGTCATTACTCGTGTGGGACCAACAGGAAAGATTTTAGTTGTAGGCACACGCGTTGACCCGCTGGATATGTACCGCGAGATGCGCAACCCTGACCGTTACCCTGATGGAACTTCCCCTTGGACTTACTTGGCTATGCCAGCGGTTCTTGAGTTCGCTGATGATGAGAAAGACTGGCAGACGCTATGGCCTAAGTCAGACCGCCCTTGGTCAGCAGATGAAACCTTGGCTGATGAAAATGGACTCTACCCACGCTGGGATGGAACCAACCTCAAGAAGCGTCGCGGTGTCTTAGACCCAAAGACCTGGGCAATGGTTTACCAGCAGCAAGATGTTGAGTCATCAGCAATCTTTGCTCCTGAATGTGTACGCGGTTCTGTATCTGGTATGCGTCCTATTGGTCCGCTTATTGTTGGAGCACCTGGACAACCAGATGTACTCAATGACCAATACATTGTAGCCGCTATGGACCCAGCGATGTCTGGTGATACTTTCTCAGTTGTAATGGCTGGCGATAAGACAACCCAGAAGCGTTACTTGCTTGAGGCATCAAGAATGCCTGCTCCTACTCCAGCACAGATTAGAGACTTAATCTTCAGTTGGACTGAGAAGTACAAGCCTAAAGTCTGGGTGATTGAGAAGAACGCCTTTCAGTTGTTCTTGACTCAAGACGAACAGATTAATAAATTTCTTGCAACACGCGGCATCCGCCTAGTTCAACACTACACGGGTGCAAACAAGATGGACGCTGAGTTTGGTGTCGCATCTATGGCTCCACTATTCGGAACGACGGACAACCAAGGCAAACATATTAAAGGTTCAAATCTTTTGGAGTTTCCTCGTTCCGATAACGAACATATCAAGGCTCTTATTGAGCAATTGATTACTTGGTCTGCTGGCACTAAAGGTAAGCAGGACGGACCTATGGCTCTCTGGTTCGCAGAGACTCAAATGCGCGACTACATCAATCAGATGGGCGTATATGGTGGTTCTTTTGTTAAGAACCCATTTGCTACAAAAGGACAAATTGCCAGACGCAAAGTTGTCAATTTAGAAGAATACGCCAAACTCCAAGAGGAGATGGCAAATAATGGAGGAACCTGGTATGGCGCTGGATATAGATGAGTTAGGTACAAAGGTACGCAAACTGCGTGACCACTACCATCTTCGCGATGCACGCTGGGCTGACTTGCTCTCAATTCGCCAAGGTAATATTCAACAAGTCTTCCCTGAACTATTTTCATCAGAATTTCCAAAGCCAATGGTGGCCAACTTCATTGACGTTGCTGCTCGCGACGTAGCAGAAGTTATTGCTCCGCTACCTGCTTTCAACTGCGATACAACAGATGCTATCTCAGACCGTGCACGTAAGCGTGCCGATAAGCGTACAATGATTGCTGCTGGTTACCGCGATACTTGTAACCTTCAGACACAAATGTACACAGGCGCAGACCGCTATGTAACCTTTGGTATGTTGGCATTTATCATTGAGCCAGACTTTGAAAACAATCGCCCAATGATTCGTATTGACAACCCAATTGGTTCATACCCAGAGTTTGACCGTTTCAACAAATTGATTTCCTACACACGTCGCTATAACAAGACAGTACGTGAACTCTGCAACGAATTTCCTGAGCACGAGCCAGTCATTCGTGGCCCTTATGAGCAACGCGGTTCAGAGCGTATGCTTGAAGTATTCCGCTATGTAGACAAGAACGAAACAATCCTCTTTGTCCCAGAGCGCAAGAACCTTATCCTTGACCGCGCTAAGAACTTTATTGGCGAGATTCCAGTAGTTATTGCTGTACGCCCAGGCGTAGATTCAGACGAGCACCAACGTGGTCAGTTTGATGACATTATGTGGGTACAGGTTGCTCGCTCACGCTTTGCTACTCTTCAACTTGAAGCAGCACAGAAGTCAGTACAAGCACCATTTGCTCTACCTGCTGACGTTAACGTACTTGAAATTGGACCAGATGCAACAATCCGTTCTGCTAATCCAGAAAAGATTCGTCGTGTATCTCTTGAGGTTCCAGCCTCAATGTTCCAAGAGTCACAAAATCTTGACCAAGAACTACGCGTAGGTTCACGTTACCCACAAGGACGCCTTGGTGTTCAATCTGGTTCTATCGTAACTGGACGTGGTGTTGAAGCCCTTATGGGTGGATTTGATACACAAGTCAAGACAGCACAGGCAGTATTTGCGGAAGCATTTCGCCACGTTATGCGCCTTTGCTTCTTAACAGATGAAAAGTTATTTGGTAATGTAACAAAGGAAGTACGCGGCGTTAACGCTGGTGCTCCTTATGAAATTACTTACACACCCGAAAAAGATATTCAAGGTGATTACTGGTGTGATGTTACTTATGGTTTGATGGCAGGACTTGACCCAAACCGTGCTCTTGTTTTTGGACTACAAGCACGTGGTGATAAGTTAATATCTCGCGACTTCCTACGTCGTCAGATGCCTTGGGAAATGAACGTAACAATGGAAGAAGAGAAAGTTGAAGTTGAAGAACTTCGCGATGCTCTTATCCAAGCAGTATCAGGTTACGCACAATCTCTACCTGCGCTTATTGCGCAAGGTCAGGACCCATCACAAATTCTCAGTGCTATGGCATCCATTATTAATGGACGTCAAGAAGGCAAAGAAGTTGAGCAAGTAATCGCTGAGGCGTTTGCTCCTAAGCCACAACCAGAATCCCCACAAGTCGCAGCCGCTGGCGAGGCACAAGGTGCCCCAGGACAGGCTCCTGGTGGGGCTCCTACACAACCTGGTCAAGAAGGACAACTTCCTCCAGGACTAGAAGCATCTGGACGTATGCAAGGCGTCGCTCCAGGTCAACAAGGTATGGCTCCAGGTGGCCGTCCTTCACTGCAAACATTGCTTGCAGGTATTTCATCTTCTGGTAACGCGCAGATGTCTGCGGGACTTATCAGAAGGCAGCCAATCTAAAACGCGTTTTGGCTGTCACACTAATCCCTATAGGAGAAAAACAATGGCAACAATGAAGTCATCACTGACTACAAAGGTTCCTTCACCAAAGAATCAAGGTGGACACGGTTCCTCTGATGCAACAACACAAAAGACAAAGATTCAACCAAAGGCTGGTTCATCAAAGCCTGGCGCATCTTCAATTCTTTTCACAAAGCAACCTTCAGGCACACGTGGTTCAGGTACCACTGCTGGAAAGCCAATGAAGTAAAAAATTGAATATTGACGATGAGGGCAAGATTGCTACGAGGGTAACCAAGTACGATGTTCTTGCCCTTGTTGTTGAAACGGTATCAGATATTTTAGTTGATATTGCAAGTGGGTTATCTGTAGCAAGTCAAATGTTACAGACACACGCAAGTTTCGTGGAGGATAAACAAACCTTTCACGAGTATGCAGCCCGAACCATTGAGACATTACAAGAAGGAGAATAATTATGGCAACACCTGCTAATCCAGGTATGACACCATCTCTCCCAGGTGCTATGAGCACACGAACCGATGGCGGACCAGCATCAAAGCAAGCAGTACGTTATGCAGCAGGAGAGCCTGGCGCTGAAGATTTTACTAACTTACAACGCCAAGCACCTATGGCTAAAACACCAGGTGTTAAAAGTATGCCACCTTCACAAATAGCACAAGCCGCTGCGCAAGGACAAGGACAACCTGCACAAATGGCAGGTCCAGTTCCAAACCCAATCTCACCAATTCCGCTTGGTGCTCCTACACAAAATCCTAATGAGCCTGTAACTAATGGCGCTGCAGCAGGACCAGGAGCAGGACCAGAAGCACTTATTCTTCCTAATCAAGTTCAATCACAATACGAGAATGCTTATCAGATGTTTCAGCAAATGGCATCTAATCCAAACGCATCTCCAGCAATGAAGTATCTTGCGCAGAGGATTGGTCAGGGGTTCTAATTGGCTAATCCAGGCATTGACTATAGTTGGGTTACGCCTGAACTTGCTAAAAATCCTAGCGTTGCTGCTAGCGTAGCAACTTCAGCAGACCCAGGCACTAATAGTGTACTTGCTTCCCAATCTCTTAACGGAGTCATTGGGCAAGATGTTGTAGCAGAACACGCTGCTGCCAACGATAGTACTTCTTTCTGGACTAAGGCTGGCCTTGATGTATTTAAGGGACTTAACTTTCTTGCTAAGCCTCTTCAAGAAGTACAACGTGATTATAAATTTATCCACTCTGTTTGGAAAAACGGTGGAGTACTACCTGGCTTTCTAGCAATTGCAGGAACTACACTTGGTGGAGTTGCTGGTTCTTTGCTTGGACCAGAAGGCGCTGTTCTAGGCGCAGACATAGCGGGTACATTAACTCGCAAACTTATGGGTAACGTATATAAGCAATCATATGCTGATTCTGAAAACGCTAACTATCAAGTTTCTGCTGGACGAGATTTTTCAAACGCACTATCAAAAGTTGCTGGAGCATTAGGCGCTGATGGTGTAGCAGCCTCACTTAAGAACACTGACCCATCAAAGGGTTGGAACTTGGGTAGACTTGTTTCTGGTTTAACTGATGCGTCATTTGACGTTACAACAGACCCAGTAAGCGTGCTTGGTAAGTTTAGTCAATTGATGAAAACTGGTAAGTACCTTAAGATTGCTGATGGTGCTGTTGAAACTCAGGCTAAGTATCCTATTATGGATACAATTCCTGGAGTTAAGAATTTTCTAGATGCTCATTCAGGCCGTGTGTTTACACCACAACAACTGGATGCAGTCAAAGATGGTACTGCGCTGAACGCCACATCTCGCACATACAATGCTGCGCTTGATGATATGGTTGAGATTAATAAAACAGCAGGCACAGCAGCACAAGCCGCTGGAACAATTGCTCAAAAGTATCCAGAACTTGGAACTGTAGCACCTGCTCGTATTGCAGCACTTAAAGATGCAGATGAAATTCATAGTTTTCTTCGTGACTCAGTTTACTTTGGTGAATTGCAAGGCACACTTGCTGGCTCAGCAATCCTTCCTTCACGTACACTACTTCGCGCTAAAGGCTTAGAGCCTATCCAGAAAGCGCTTCGTGGCGATACATTAAGTAATCAAGAAATGAACTGGGTTAATAAGGGCTATAAGACATTTTCTGGCTATATGCCATTTAGCGTTGACCCAGTAAATAAAGA